CTTTTCCGCCTTAGCGAGCATGGCCGGATCCTCTTTAAATTCTTTAATTGTAGATGCAGTTGCAAGCTGTTTTTTAAGTCGTGACAGCTCTTCATTAAGAAAGACTTTGAGAGATAGGGCATTATCCGCGAAAGAGGATACATAACAATTCAATAACTCTTTTTGTTCAGGCAAAAGTGCTCCATCATATTTGGTGTTAAACTTTTCTACAAATACTTTATACACCGTTTTATCGATTGAGGTGCCACTCTCTTCATGTGGAGGTGCTGTTATCATTTCTGCTAATATTTTATTCTCAAGCAGCATCTTATCTTTAGGAGCACCCTTGGATGAAAAAAATTGGGAGATAGTAGCAAGGGCTTTATAGTTCGGGACAAAACTTGTAAAGGTCTCGGGGCCCAGGTGCTTATTGATCCGATTGATTAGTGCCGTTTGGGCTTCAAATAATTCTTTTTCGCACATCTGGCTCCGCTGGCGACGTGTTTCATATAGGATCTTCTCGGCAAGCTTAGGAGGAAGAGCCTGTTGGGCGTATAAAGACCTATAACATTCTAAATCTTTCTTTAAAACAGAATCGGGTGCAAACTGCTCCTTAACAATCTGAATAATCTTTTCTTTACGTTTGTGATCTTTCTTCAGAATAGCTAAGGTCGCGCTGCGGATTAGCGACTCAAACACGAAAGCTGTGTTTCTTTTTTTATTATGTCTAATTCTCATCTTTTTGCTCCGATAATGCATTATCTTTTTGATCCAAACTCTCTAATAGCATTCTCACTGAATTATTAATAGAAAACAATTTTTCTTCCTCAGTCTGTTCGCTAACATTGTAAATAGATTCCTTTTTCTCATAAATACCTCTAGCGGATGGAGGATTTGCTAGCGTTTGTATATCTCCCATTCCGGGAACAATATTTCTTAGGGTATTGGAGGACTTTTCTTTGCTCCATTGGCTTTGTACGTGTCGTGTTTTTGCACCTTGCTTGCGGCGATCGCGCTTAACAGGGCGATAAGCTTTTCCCTTTGACCCCGGCGTCAGCCTTGGAGCGTTTCTAGAACCAGGAGGAACCGCTAGAAGGGGCGAGTCATCACCGCCGCCTTCGGCGCCGGCATCACCGGCCGGCATTTCTTCGGGGCCTCCCAGATCGCCTCCGAGATCGCCACCGAGATCGCCCCCAAGATCACCGCCGAGATCGCCTCCAAGATCACCACCCAGATCACCGCCTAGGCCACCGCCTTCGCCGGCTGCAGCTGCTTCGGCGACAGCTTGTAGTGCTGCATCGTGCTTACGATCATAATACATTTCTCGTTGATTGCGAGCGAACTCCTCATGAGACATCCCAAAGATATTTTCAGATACCCAACGGCGGGAAAAATACCCCTCTGTGGCGCCACCGGCGATATCGAACTTAGCTTTCCAGTGTTCAATTTCTTGTAATTCTGCAATCTTGGATGGATTGTTTAAGGACAATTCAAATGCCAACAAATCATCACCACGAAAGCCCAATGTATATAAGTGGATGATCCCTATTTTTGTTAGTTCAGCGATGATGACCCTTTGAAGCCTCTGGATTGTACGAGAAAATCTAATATCTTTTTGAGCGAGTGTGGTTTTATCTTCTGCCGCACCTTCGCCCATTGCAAGATATGCTTGTGGAATCTTTAACGCAGAGAATAGTTTATCGCGAAGATATTTAATATCATCAATTTGCGTGATATTTTGAGCCCCAGCAAGAGACTCAATACTAGTAGCAGTTCCAGGGCGCACAGGAATGTAATAATCCTCCTCAATTGACATTGGGTTGTATCGCAAGTCAACACGGCCGGTATCAGGATTAACGACGGAGTGTCGTTTAAGTTGAGTAACAATCTTTTCCATATATTGTTCAACTTCTTGAGGAGGAACTGCCCCCACATCGATCTTAAAGACGCGTCGTTCCGAAGAACGTACAATGCGATAAGCCATCATAGCATCTTCCATCAGAATAAGCTGGCGCCAAATACGGCGTGCTGGTTCCAAAATAGAAGTGCCGTACGGAGCATACTTATCATTACCTAATATACGAAAATGTGCAATCTGCCAGTTCTCAAAGGTCATGCCTCCGGAGTTCCACTGATACTGGATATAGTTAGGATTAGTGGAGTCCTTTCCTTCCAGACGTTCGATTTCCTGCGGGGGTAGCGCTATCACGGACGTGACACCATACTTATCGTCAATGTCCAAGTAAAGGAAAAAGTCACCATACTTGCACATTGTACGGGCCCACCCAAATAAATTATATGAAAGATTTAAAATCTGCTCAAAAAGGATAACTAAGACTGCCTTAATCTCCTCATTAGAACATTTAACGTTTAACATAGGGCGAAGTTCAGAATATGTTGTCATTTCATCTGCGTAGATATCCATCGTAGATGCAATCTCGGGAGTGTATTCCATCTGATCAAAATCTACATACCGTTCAGTGCGCCGTTGGTTTGCCACTGCGTTCGTGGCAATCGTATCCAGAGGATTATAGATCGACTTTTTGAACTGCTGGCCCGAAGCTGACTTAAATCTAGAGGAGAACTTATCTAAATGTTGCCGGCGGATTCGGCGGCCAGACTGAGATCTATAATTAATGATGGGGCCCGAAAAAAGCCGCGTTAAAGCCTTAAAAAGATCATTCTGTTTGTTAACTGGGTTTTTGTCCATTGGCATTTATTTTCTCACTTTATAATCCATTTGTATTGGCTGTACAATTTTTCAGCCTCAGTCATTTTATCAAAAATTTCATTCTTTTTATAGCCATGTTGGCCTTTAATTTGCGTATTCATGGTAGTGCGGCTTGTAATGATAGCGTTAGCGAAAGCTTTCTGATAGTTTAAATCTCTAGCATTTGCCTGGAGTGCGGTGTCTCTAACCCAACACGCTATTGCCAATGCCATGATCAAATCATCATTGTAGCCTTTCATCGCTTGTGGCTTGCCATTCCTCCAAATAAAAGTTTTCATCTCGTTAACTGTACGAGAAGAATATATGGTAATTAGTTTGTTTCTGATAAACTCCTCTAATTTGGCTACGATGAGGGGGCGCGTCTTCATAGAAGTAGTAAATCCTGGGATTGCTGAATTTCTTATCTCGGCCTGATGTTGTTCGATATATTCATGTGTAGACTTGATTGAGTGATAGACATTGGGGTATTGATAATCATCAATAAGCTTAGTTAAGACCGAATATCCAATATTGTTATTCTCAACCACAAGCATACAGCCACCAAATTCCCTACCAACGCTATTCAACGTATTGGCGAACATATCCAACGTGGGCTTTCCTTGGTACTCTCCAACGACCTCTAACGTTTCAAGTTTAATAATATGAAATGTGGAGAAGTCTGCGCCGTCGCCGCGCGACACATCGGCAACCAATAGGTAATTACAGGTAGGATCAAATTCTTCCCATATCCAAAAATTACGATCGAAGCCTGTTCTATATTTCGGCTCTCGTATGGTAGAAAGCATCCATGTCATACAATCCGGATCAATAACCGTTTCCCCAGAGGTGTTGAAGTTACATTCAAGCTCTTGTGCAATCTGGCGCTTGGACATGTTTTTGGTTTCTTTCTTATACCACTCCTCGTTTCTATCGGGATGCACATCCCACATCAGAGTGGTTATATTAAAGTTGTTAGTACCGGCTTGAGATTCAGTGCAGGTTTTATGAAACCAATTTCCCACACCATTAGGCGTAGACAATGCAATACAACGACCACCTGTCGACAACGTAGGATACAACCCTGTCCACAACTCGTCAAGGTTTTCAATGTGCGCGGCCTCATCTAGTACCAAAAGCGACAGGGCTTCGGAACGACCAGCATCACCAGACGTAGAAGCCGCCTTAATAGACGACCCATTTGAAAGCTCAAAAGAAGTCCGGTTGTCTACACTAATCTGCGCGATCTTCAACCACTCGGGCACATTGCGCATGATGTGTTTAACTTTCTTAACCAAGTTTCCGGCCGTTGCAAACTTAGTTGCCATGACAAGAATAGCCTTGTCGCGATGGAACAACATCATCCATACGATATAGCCTGCGGTAATCGTTGAGATACCGAGCTGACGAGCTTTTAGAATAACGTTAAAACGGTAATCATTAAAATCTTTGAGAAGGTCGTCTTGGAAGTCGAAAGTGTTAAAAAGAATAAGTCCATGTAATGGGTGCGATATTCTTGCGTAGTTGTTAAGGAAGTAGGAGGGATCTTTTCCACACTTAAGTATCTCTTTTACTTGTTCTTGTTTTGATAATTGAAAGCTCATTAATCATTTTCTAAAATCTGTGCAAGTTCCTGCCGAATTATTTCTTCTAGGCCTTCTCCAAAGCCAACTTTTGGCCTATCGCCATAAGCGCCGCCGGCCTGATACTCCGTGGGGTATTCCTCTTGATCGGACGCGTCGTCTTGGGCGCCAGCCATTCTTTCAGCTTCGTCTTCTAAAGCGCCCTCGCCGTACATATGGTCAAAGACGGCGCCGAAGATATCGGAAGTTGCTGCAGCTTCGGTGCCTTGAAGCATTGCGGCGATTGCTGGAGCAGCTATCTCAGGGGCAAGCTCCTCTTTAATAACCTCCTCAACAATAATTTCACGCAGTCTTTCAAGGGTTATCTTCATCAGTCCTTTTTCCTTGTATCGTTATCAGGGCGCGTGCCCCACCCTCCTTGTTCAAGAAAAGATTTCCAATTAGATTCCACCGGATTAGTAGAGCCAGAATTATCATCATTCATTTCCGAAGGGAGGCCGCCAATCTTATAATTCTTTTTGGCCACCACCCAACTGCGAACACGAGAGCTGCTTTCGACTCGGACGTCGACCTCTCCGACTTCAGTTAAGCTTACACTGTTCCCTGTGATGTTTTTGTACTCTTTTGTGAGCCATCCTTTTAGGTCTGCGAGACGCTGATCCATGTCAGACTCAAAGCCAGATGCGTAAACCTCACGCAACATAACTTCAGAATGATAGCTAAGACACATCATATTGCCATAAAACTTCACCTTAAAGCCATCAATGACTCTCTTATCTTGAATAGGATCCCCATCTTCGCGCTGTAGACCTGCCTTAAGAGTCTCGCCGGTTTCCGTTAAGGCTCCATCATAAG